ATGCTGGAACAAATGGGCATTGCCGCGAAGCAAGCCTCGTATAAATTAGCGCAACTCTCCAGCCGCGAAAAAAATCGCGTGCTGGAAAAAATCGCCGATGAACTGGAAGCACAAAGCAAAATCATCCTCAACGCTAACGCGCAGGATGTTGCTGACGCGCGTGCCAATGGCCTTAGCGAAGCGATGCTTGACCGTCTGGCTCTGACGCCCGCACGGCTGAAAGGCATTGCCGATGATGTGCGTCAGGTGTGTAACCTCGCCGATCCGGTGGGGCAGGTGATTGATGGTGGCGTACTGGACAGCGGTCTGCGTCTGGAGCGTCGTCGCGTACCGCTGGGGGTGATTGGCGTGATTTATGAAGCGCGCCCGAACGTGACGGTTGATGTTGCTTCCCTGTGCCTGAAAACCGGTAACGCAGTGATCCTGCGTGGTGGCAAAGAAACCTGTCGCACTAACGCTGCAACGGTGGCGGTGATTCAGGACGCCCTGAAATCCTGCAGCTTACCGGCGGGTGCCGTGCAGGCGATTGATAATCCTGACCGTGCGCTGGTAAGTGAAATGCTGCGTATGGATAAATACATCGACATGCTGATCCCGCGTGGTGGCGCTGGCCTGCATAAGCTGTGCCGCGAACAGTCGACAATCCCGGTGATCACAGGCGGTATAGGCGTATGCCATATTTACGTTGATGAAAGTGCAGAGATCGCTGAAGCCATGAAAGTAATCGTTAACGCAAAAACTCAGCGTCCGAGCACATGTAATACGGTAGAAACGTTGCTGGTAAATAAAAACATCGCCGATAGCTTCCTGCCCGCATTAAGCAAGCAAATGGCGGAAAGCAGCGTGACATTACACGCAGATGTAGCTGCGCTGGCGCAGTTGCAGGCAGGCCCCGCGAAGGTGGTGGCTGTTAAAGCCGAAGAGTATGACGATGAGTTTCTGTCATTAGATTTGAACGTTAAAATCGTCAGCGATCTTGACGATGCCATCGCCCATATTCGTGAACACGGCACACAACACTCCGATGCGATCCTGACCCGCGATATGCGCAACGCCCAGCGTTTTGTTAACGAAGTGGATTCGTCCTCTGTTTACGTTAACGCCTCTACGCGTTTTACCGACGGCGGCCAGTTTGGACTGGGCGCGGAAGTGGCGGTAAGCACACAAAAACTCCACGCGCGTGGCCCAATGGGGCTGGAAGCGCTGACCACTTACAAGTGGATCGGCATTGGTGATTACACCATTCGTGCGTAAATAAAACCGGGTGATGCAAAAGTAGCCATTTGATTCACAAGGCCATTGACGCATCGCCCGGTTAGTTTTAACCTTGTCCACCGTGATTCACGTTCGTGAACATGTCCTTTCAGGGCCGATATAGCTCAGTTGGTAGAGCAGCGCATTCGTAATGCGAAGGTCGTAGGTTCGACTCCTATTATCGGCACCATTCTAACGTCTCCCCAAGTCTACTAAAGTATTTAAAAACCTCTTATAATCAGTATATTAATGCCCCTTTTAGTCTTTTGACGTCTACTTAAGTACCCCAAAATCTACAGTCAATTGGGGGTACTTTTGGGGGTATTTGCTGTTCGGTTTAGTGGAGGTACCCCCAAGTGAAACTCAATGCCCGTCAAATAGACACTGCCAAGCCAAAAGAGAAGGCTTACAAGCTGGCTGATGGTGGCGGTCTGTATCTCTTGGTAAAACCTAGTGGAGGAAAATATTGGCGCTTCAAGTATCGTGTAGCTGGTAAAGAGAAGCTGTTAGCACTAGGTGTGTATCCTGAAGTTACCTTGGCTGATGCTCGTGCAAAACGTGAAGAAGCTAAAAGGGGTATCGCTGGGGGTATCGATCCGATGGAAGCGAAACGAGAGGAAAAGATTGCCCGGGAAACGCAGTTAAACAACACCTTCAAAGATATTGCCCTTGAGTGGCACAGCAGCAAATTAAAAAAATGGTCTGCTGGTTATGCTTCAGACATCCTCGAAGCCTTCAACAAAGATGTGTTCCCTTACATTGGCAAAAAACCAATCGCCGAAATCAAACCACTTGAACTGCTGAATGTGCTGCGGCGCATCGAGGGGCGCGGTGCTACCGAAAAAGCCAAAAAAGTGAGGCAGCGATGCGGGGAGGTTTTCCGCTATGCAATTGTCACTGGACGTGCTGAGTATAACCCTGCACCGGATCTCACCAGCGCGATGCAAGGTCATGAATCTAATCATTATCCTTTCCTCACAGCCAAAGAATTACCTGATTTTTTCAAGGCATTGTCCAGTTACTCAGGAAGTGCATTGGTTGTTATGGCGGCTCGTCTACTGATTATCACCGGTTTGCGGACTGGCGAACTGCGCGGTGCATTATGGGATGAAATCGATCTCAACAAGGCTATCTGGGAGATACCTGCTTCACGGATGAAAATGCGTCGCCCTCATGTGGTGCCTTTGTCTAAGCAGGCTCTTTCGCTTATTGGGCAGATTAAAGAATTAACTGGCAATTATCCGCTTATGTTTCCCGGCCGTAATGATCCAAGGAAAACAATGAGCGAGGCTAGCATAAACCAAGTATTTAAACGCATCGGCTATAACGGAAAGGTTACTGGTCATGGATTCCGGCACACCATGAGCACCATTTTGCATGAGCAGGGCTATAACACCGCGTGGATAGAGACACAGCTTGCACACGTCGATAAAAACTCAATTCGTGGCACATACAACCATGCGCAATATCTGGATGGTCGCCGGGAGATGCTCCAGTGGTATGCCGACTATATGGATTCGCTCGAGCATGGCGGAAATGTGGTGCATGGTGAGTTCGGAAAATGCGGGTGACTGGTTGAGTATACAGTAGTAGACTTTGAGCGACGAAAGAAAAGGCTGTGTCTAGGGTCGCTCCCGAAAATCCGTACACCTCGACGGACTGGTACAGCCACTACAGTAGAGGACGCTGAGGTGTGCGTATGATTGATATTCATGCCGAATTAAACGAATACAAAAAAGATTTTATTTCTTTACGTGAATTTCTTGAGGTCGTGCTTAAGGTCGCTGGTGATGATTATGATGTTTCAGATGTCATAACTTGGATACTCAGGAGAATAAACGGAGAACATATCCGCCTGTACACAGTAAATGAATTTAAGCTGTTGGAATCTTTTTGTAACCCGTATCGGGATGAATTTGATTATGATGTTCTTTATAGAAATCTGAATGCGGTTCGGAAACGTGGTTGTTTACCTGGTGAGAGGGATGAAAATGGTTTTCTGGTGTCCGGTTATTGGGAAGATCCCGAATTTGAGAACATTGGATTTATAAGGGGTGAAATTTTCGCAATTTTTCCCGATGTCCTTGACGCGTTAACGAAGCTGGAAGGCGCTAACTCTTCTGAAAATGACGAGGCACAAGGACGCGATATTGAAAAGAAAGAGTTGCGTACAGAGGATGATTTATTATCCCAAATCGCAATGCTGGAAAAAGAAAACGCAGAGTTAAGGGCAAGGATAGAGCAGTTAGAGCAAGAGCGCCCGATACACTTATATAAATACTGGGATAAAGACCCATTAGCTAAGGCTATTGAGATTAGAAACAGAGAGTGGGCCAATTACGATCCAGAAAATGATTTTGCCACCAGGGGAAATCAAGAAGCGATAACCAGGGAGCTTAAGCAGTGGGGGGCAAGTAATGCTCTTGCAACGCTCATAGAGAGGACTGCCTGCCCTATTAACCGAGACAACAGCCAAAAGAACGCAAAGCCGGATTAACGCACCATACCGCATACCCTGAGGGTGATTTACTGTTACCCTGAGGGTATTTTTTTATCTTCCCCGTCAATTTTACCATCACCCTTAGGGTAGATTTCCTCCCGATTACCATCACCCTTAGGGTTAATTTCCTTCCGGTAACCATTAGGCCTGAGGGTATGAAAATATTCGTTATTTCTGTGCCATGATTACCTCGTCAAATTGAGTAGACGTTATGAGGTAAATATATGTCAAATACGCTTATTCGTTTAACAGAAGTTCAGCGTAGAACTGGATATAGCAAGGCATGGATTTATCGCCTTATGGGGCAAGGTAAATTTCCTGCATCAGTTAAAATTGGCTCGCGAGCGATTGCTTTCGTTGAGAGTGAAATTGACGAGTGGATTAATCAGCGTATTGCAGAATCACGCGGAACAGCTACCTGATTAAATGGCTACGGGGCTATTGCCCCCAGCTATCCACCAGCAAATAAAAGTAACTTAATTCGATAGCAGGAGTTTTTATGAAATTTCCAAAAACGCCCGTACAGGGGCAGGGCTTCGTTCGGCCTGAAAACCAGAATCTGCAAAATTTTGGCGAAATTATCCCGGTTATTTCCGGCGTTATTGGCGGGCGTGAAACCAATATTGTTAGCGCCAGAGCGTTGTATAAGGCGCTCGGGGTAGGCCGTGATTTCACTACCTGGATTAAAGGACGTATTGATGAGTACGGATTTAAAAATGGCGTGGATTTTGAAGTTGTAGAAAATTTGTACTTTGATTCCCCGAAACGGGGGAACCAAAGTGTAAATATTGAACAGTTTGATTCTGATTGGACAACAAAGCGCGGCGGTGATCGCCGCAGTGAAGACTATTTGATCTCCACGAACATGGCGAAAGAACTGGCGATGGTCGAACGCACCGAACAAGGCCGCGCCGTTCGCCAGTATTTCATCAAATGCGAGGAGGATCTACACAAGGTGGCGCCAGTGCGTTCCGCAGCGTTACGCCGGGAACTGAAAGCCCGTATCACCGTTGCCAGCTACTTTAAGCCGATGTGCGCCGCGCTGGAGGCGTACCGGGCTGAACTGGGTAAAAGCACGTTCCAGCACCACTACACCACGGAAGCCAATATGCTGGCGCGTATCGTGCTGGGTGGCATGACTGCAAAACAGTGGGCACTGGCGAACGGCATCACAGGCGAACCACGCGACCACATGAGCACGTTGCAGCTTGAGCACCTTTCTTACCTTGAGCAGAGCAATATCACGCTGATTGAGTTAGGCCAGGACTACCACCAGCGGAAAGCTGAATTAATTCGTCTTTCGCAGCGTTGGTTAGCCCGCCGCATGGAGGAAAACAGCCATGTGTAACGCTCTGACCGTTACAAAAAGAGAAAGCGCCCCGTTGCCGGAGCGCCTTTGTGAACGAATAGCCTACTGCGCCATATTGCTTACTGTCTACGAGGCAGATTATAGCGTTGTGGTCGCACAGAGTGAAGGCGCTGATCACCGTTACTACAGCACGCCAGAAATGCAGAATATTTTGCTGCAAAATGTCGTTGGTCACGCTGTCCGGAAAGCAAAAAATTTTGCTGGTGGTGCGACTGATGCGATTTTTTCTGGTCGCCCGGTGCTGATCAACTACTCCTGTTCTTTGGCCTTGCGGCGCTGGAGTTCTTCACGCGCGACGGTGACGAGTTGCCCGATCTCCTCGGCAGCTTTGACACCGATTTTTTCCACCTGCGCCAGTGCATCGAGCGAAGAAACCAGGGGATTTTCTCCTCTTCCTTCTGCCTGGCGGCGAGCGATCTCACCGCGCATGGCGGTTACTATGAATCCGGCGTTGCTTTCGCCGTCCAGTTTTACGGATTCCATGCCCTCCATAACATCGTGGGGAACCCTGATCGTTGTCATTTGCGATTTTGCATTTTTGTATACAGACATAGTTAATCACCAATTTGTTATGTGTATATCACTATACACAAAAGTGAGATATAAAAACACTTGCAATGTATATCACCACAATATAATGTGTATCTCACATGGAGGTCGCTATGTATCTCACAATGAGCGATTCATAAAAACGACGAAACCCGGCAGTGCGCGAACACTAACCGGGCTTCTAACCAAACCGTTAAATGAGGTAACGATTATGGCTGGAATACAGCATACCCAAACTCACCCTAAATTTATATACACCTTCCTGGCGGTGCACCGTGATTGCATGGCTGACGGTAAAAACACTGTACACGTAGCCGCTGATACGCTGGTGGATGCCTGCAAGATGCTCAATGATATGGGCTATATCTCGGCAACATGGAAAGGGCGCGAAGAAAACACGCTGTTTATTCAGAAATGCGAAAACAATTTTATATGGCGTTTTATCGCCCTGAGCACAGCACAACCGCGTGTAATTCACATCGAGGCCACCAGCGAACAGGAAGCACGCCAGCAATCTCCTGATGGCTGCGTGATGGTATTCGCTGCCCGCATTCGCCAGGAGGTGGAACATGTGTAATGCAACATGGCCTGATGCAGCGGTAGACGCTATCAAAACGCTGATGGATTCACTTATTGAGATTTCTGCTATCGCTGGTGTGGCGCATAAACACGCAGCCAGAGAATCAGAATGCATCTCCCATTATTTAGCATTTGTGCAGCTAAAAGCCGATCAGGCACTGGATAAGGCCGGAAAAATTATCATGGCTGATGTGCAGGAGGTGCACCATGCATAACCTGTCAATTTCTGACCTTAACAGCATTCAGTTTGACGAGATATTTTCCGGGCAGCTACTGGTCAACGTGGAGAATGGACGCGTGGTAAGTAATTATCACCTGCCGGATGGTGCAATTGCCGGAAGCGTTGAAGCATTGCTGGAACTGGCAGAACGTGCGCGACTGATTAAGCCGTCAACGTGCCATCACGATGATGATCTGCATTTTACTGGACGCATGGTGAGTCACTACGAAAACGGCGTTGAGGTATCCCGCGAACGTATGCGTGATGATTGCTGTTTCGGCACACTGCCGGAATTTATCGAATTGCTGACCAGTTGCGGTTATCAGGTTATTCAGGGGGTGAATCATGGATAATCAGCAAGCAACAATGACAATTACCCTGAGTGTGCCAGATGATTTCACCGGACGCGTACTGGTTTACCTGGATAAAGGGAAAGTGAAATCACAATGCCGACTGAAAAGTAATGAGATTGTTGGTTCTCCTGAATTTTTTTCTGAACTTTGTATTCGTGCGGAAATAAAACCGGAACTGCTGACAGGAAAATAAAACCATGAAAAAGAAAAATTCTGGCTTTACTGCCAGCGGCCCCGCTCGGCCTGAAATCAGACACGGCGATATTTACCGCGACACCAGACGTGGGGGACGAGTGGTTATTCGTCACGTTACGCCAGGCAATATCACCTACCGCCGTGAGGCTTACGAATATGACTGCGTAATGCCGCGCCGTCAGTTTGAGCGTGATTTTATTCTGGTTGAAAACAAACAACAGGCAGTGGCAAGACGTGCAGCCACGAATATTAAAAAAATCCGGGCAATGTTGGTTGCGGGAGGTAAGAAGTGAAAAACGCACCGAGTTTGAAATATCAGCCGAAGGATAAATTCACTGAGGTAATCATTTTTGCCGGGACGGATGCTTACGCCCATGCTCAACACTGGATTGAAAGCGAAGGACGAAAACACGGCGATAACGTACCACCTGTTTACCTGGGGCCAAAGCAACTGGCAGACCTGGCGAATATCCGCATTGTCGACGATGAACGCCGCTTTGCGCGTGTCTATCTCGCGGGGGAGATCGAACCAATCCAGATCAATGCTATCGCTGAAAAACTGGCACTGGCTGGCGTACAGGACGCGAAATTATACAAAGGTATCACCGACCGGGAGCCGGAAAACTGGCGCGACTACCTGCAACGGATCCGCGAACAGGCAGAGAGTGGGGAAGTTTCAGCGATGAAATTAGCCACAAAAAATATTGACCTACCCAGGCCAGCACTAAATCAGATGGGAGCCAGCCAGCGCGGCGAAGTTCTCCTGGCACATTATGGCGGTGAACTGGCAATCAATGCGGATTCTGACACCGTTCACCACTACAACGGTGTTGTATGGGAGCCGGTACAGGATAAAGAGTTACAGCGGACTATGGCGCAGATTTTTATTGATGCGGAAATCAGCTATTCGCAGAACGCCATCAAATCGGCGGTCGATACCATGAAGTTAAGTTTGCCCGTAATGGGGAATACAGCCCGTAACCTGATTGGATTCAGTAACGGGGTATTTGATACCAGAACTGGTAATTTTCGGGAGCATAACAAAAACGACTGGTTGTTAATTGCCAGTGAATTACCTTTCAGCCCACCAGCAGAGGGGGAAACGCTGGCAACACATGCGCCGAATTTCTGGAAGTGGTTGCGCCGTTCGGTGGCTGAGAATGACCGCAAGGCAGATCGCGTACTGGCGGCGTTATTCATGGTGCTGGCGAATCGGTACGACTGGCAGTTATTTCTTGAGGTAACGGGGCCGGGTGGAAGCGGTAAAAGCGTAATGGCGGAGATTTGCACTATGCTGGCGGGTAAGGCCAACACGGTATCGGCAAGCATGAAGGCGCTGGAAGATGCCAGGGAACGTGCGTTAGTGGTTGGCTTTTCGCTGATTATCATGCCGGATATGACCCGTTACGCTGGTGATGGTGCAGGGATTAAGGCCATTACAGGCGGTGATAAGGTGGCAATCGACCCGAAACATAAAGCCCCCTACTCAACACGCATTCAGGCGGTCGTGCTGGCGGTGAACAATAACGCCATGTCATTCAGTGACCGCAGCGGTGGGATATCACGTCGTCGGGTAATATTCAATTTTTCGGAAGTTGTACCGGAGAACGAACGTGACCCTATGCTGGCTGAAAAAATAGAAGGAGAGCTGGCGGTAGTGATTCGCCACCTGCTTACACGCTTTTCTGACTAGGACGAAGCTAAACGCCTGCTATATGAGCAGCAGAAATCAGAAGAAGCCCTGGTGATAAAACGCGAGGGCGATTCGCTGGTGGACTTCTGCGGCTATCTCATGTCGTCGGTAATGTGCGATGGCCTGTTAGTGGGTAATGCTGAAATTATTCCGTTCAGCCCGCGCAGGTATCTCTATCACGCCTATCTGGCGTATATGAGGGCACACGGATTCGGTAAGCCCGTAACACTGACACGCTTCGGTAAGGATATGCCAGGGGCAATGGCGGAATACGGCAGGGAGTATATGAAACGGAAAACGAAGCATGGCTTGCGTTCAAACGTGATACTGACAGAGGATTCAGAAGACTGGATGCCCTCATGTGCATCGGTCACAAATGACGATGGCAAAAATTAAACTTATGGAATAACTGTTCATCACTGTTCACCCTGTAATAAATGTGTTCTATATCAGTTGGTTATAGGGTGAACAGTTATTCATGAACTGTTCATCAAACTATTCACTGTTCACCTTTTTGATTATTTGTTGAGCTTTAAGGGTGAACAGTGGTGAACAGTTGGTGAATAGTTTTTGTGAAACTGTTCACCCCTTAACACAATGAATTAAAAGGAGAAACGGAAAAAGGTGAACAGGTGAAGGGTTAAAATGCAAAAATTTTATTTTATTGCTGTGAGGTAAAGGCTGTGACAACGAAACACACAAAAAACACAATCTCACGCCCTTGATTTGACAGAACACAGGCTGAGGGGGGCGATAAAAATTATCGACCGCAACGCCGGGGAAGGATACGCGAAAGTACATCCCGAACTGATAAGCGCATTCATGACAACGGCAGCGGCAAACTTTGCCACGCTGACAGAACGGGAGATTGCCGAAGCTGAACAGGTGACAATCATCAACGTTAAAACCGGAGAGCAAACAGCATGACGGTACAAATATCCGCTTACGGGCAGCAGGTGGCTGATCTGCACTCAAAAACCACCAGCAAGGGAACACCAATGGCAATGGCGAGTATGGCAGTTCCCCTTCCGCGCAGCCAGGCAGATGACGGAACGGCGAAACGTGGCTGGTCTGGTTATCGCAGACAGCGTAATCAGTGCGCGAACGGTGCGGCCGGGCGGCAAAAAAGGCCAGCAGAGTGATCCGTACGGTGATGGAATACCATTTGGGGATATCGTATAAATAAACCTTAGCATAGCGTTATATAAAGGTGATATATATGATTTACTTTGTGAAGAAATTTAGTGAAATAGTGGAAAAGTCTTCTGGTGCTTTGTCTTTCGGGATTATACAGAGTCTCGTTATGATAGGTATAATTGCAAATTTATCTTCTCAAACAGGTGTAAGATATTTCATCTTGCTTACTATTGCATTTATTGCAACTATAAGTATTGCATTATGTATGTTGAGTATAATATCTGTTATTAACGAAGTGATAGGAAAACATAAGTACATGAAGTTTTTGTTTGGGATTCTGCTGTACCCTTCTTTTATTGGTGTTATTCTTTCTGCGTACCTGAGTATTAAAGCACTAATAGTCAGTTAATTATCTGGGTAATAAGCAATAAAGAAATTTCTATAGAAATAAGCCATCAAAAGGAACGACGATAATACGGATAATATCGATGAAAAGTACACATGGAAAAGCTGACCATCAACAGAAATTACGGTATGCCACAAAAATGGTACAGGAGACGCAACAGCAGGATAAAACCACATCGGCATATAAAGTGATGCCCGGTAATCAGAACGCGCAGCAGAAGCCCACAGGGGCGACACCGTGGCGGCATATGACCAAACGCCAGCGCAAAAACCGCAGGCGCGTTAACCGCCTCACTGAGTTGTGGCCTGACTTATTCAGCCGGGAAGCACCGAAGCCGCTTAAGGTGGGGATATTCGACGACCTGATGCAGGATCTCGCCGTCAGGGGGCTGGCATTTGGGCCAGGGGCATTACGTGCGACGCTGGCATCTTATGCGCAGTCTCCGCGCTATTACCGCGCCCTGGTTGCTGGTGGGGCGCGTTACGACCTGAAAGGCCAGCCGTGCGGCGAGGTGACACCACAGGAACAACAGGACGCAGAAACGCGGCTGATGGCGCTGAATGAGAAGCGCAAACGTCAGCGCCGGGCAGCAAAGGAGAAAACAGGCGCATGATTCACGACAGCAAAGCGGAAGCACTGGAAGCGCGTGGTCTGTACCGGAGAGCGGCGGCGCGGTGGGCTGAGGTCATCATGCTGGCGAATGATGACAAGGCACGGGAACAGGCGGCAAAACGTCGCGCGGAATGTATCCACAAGGCAGCACGCCCACCAGCAAAGCAGGATAATTTCGGGGAGATGCGCGAAACCATCAGCCGGGCACATGCCGGAATGGGATTACATCAGCCCAATGGTAAGGCATTCAGGAAAGTTCGTTGTCTTCGCGTTGGAGTGTGA